TTATTTGTTAGAGCTGGTGAAGGTGTATCGGACGATCCATTCGCACCTGCCGGTAAGCATGAACTTACTAGCGGTGAAATCGTTACTGTTGGAGAAAATGGTGAAATAACTGAAATTGACAAAGCAGCAGAAGAATCTTTAGAAGAAGATGACAAAGTTGAAGAAGAAATGGAAGAAGTTGAAGTAGCTATTGAAGTATCTGATGAAGTAGCAGAAGAAGCAGTACAAGCAACTGAAGACTTATTATCTGGTATCGCTGAATTAGTGGCACCATTTACTGAAGAAATCGCAGTATTAAAAGAAGAAGTTATTGAATTAACTAAAAGGTTCGAAAAGATGGCTGCAGAGCCAGCGGCACCTAAAGTATCAAACACTTTCTCACAAATCAAGATGGATCACAAATCCACAGTAGACTCAAGATCTGCAAGACTTGCAGAAATGCGCAAAAAGTAAACAAACTAAAAATTAACAAAAAAAACCAAATTTTATTATGGCATTCGGATTAAACATCGCAGCTTTACCAGCTTATACCGACCAGTTATCAGAACAACTGATTTCTACAGCGGTATTAAACACAAACCTAATGGAGTACGTAGACCTTAAAGCAGGTTATACTTCAGGATCGGTTTCACTAAACTTAGTAGATGCAGATTTACCTGTATCTTCTTTTCAATGTAATATGACTCCTGATGGAGAAGTTACATACACTCAAACAACAGTTACTATTGAAGATTTACAATCAAAAACTTCTATGTGTAGTAACGATTTGAGATCTGTCTATCAATCGGCATACATGAGCCCTTCAATGGCTAATGATTCTATCCCGTTCGAAGAGGTATTAAGTCAACAATATGTTGAAAAATTAACTAAATACAATGAAGGATTCTTAATCAATGGATTAGGTACAACTTTAGGTATTAAAGGTCAAATCACTGGCGCTAACGGAGCAACTGTTCCAGCAGCAGCAGCAGCATGGACAGTTTCAAACGCAGTATCTCAAGCACTTGATTTATATGATGCAATTGACGAATCTGTTATTAACAGAGATGATATCGCTATCGTTTGTTCTCCTGCAGCATATCGTACATTAGTTAGAGCTTTAGTTGCTCAAAATCTCTATCATTTTCCTTCAGTAGACGGTAATGAAATTTTAATATTACCAGGAACTAATGCTCGAATCATTATGACATCAGGACTAGTAGGAAGCAACTATGCATTCGCCGGCCCAATGAAAATGATTACAGTACTTACTGGATTAATCGACGAGATGGATTCATTCCAATTTTTCTACGCACCTTCTGAAGATCAATTATTATTCAGAGCAGCATGGAGATTAGGAGTAGGAGTTGCACAAATCAACTTATTCGCTACAAACGACCTAGCGTAAACCAAACCAAATTTATACCTGGATTACTTAGGTGATCCAGGTTTAATTAACCTTAAAAAAACACATTTATATATATGGCATGTTCAGCATTAACCGCGGGTATCTTAGATTTATGTAATGACGGTTTTTCAGGTATTGACAAAATCTTTTTAGCGAATGGTCCTGTGGATTCATTTTCTGAAACAGCAGGAGTTGTATCAGATATTATCGTAGGTGGTGTATCGGTTGTACCAGCAGACTTTTTTGTCTATGAAGTACCCCGTCAGACCAGCGCAATTACAGAAACTATTACTGCAACGCAAGAGAACGGCACAGTAACGTATCAGCAGGATCTTTCAATGATTTTTAATCAAATGGAAGCTGCTAAGAGAAATCAGATATTACTGATGGCGCAAGCGACTACAATTTTAGCGGTCGCTAAAGACAACAACGGCAGATATTTTTCAATCGGTCTTGAATTCGGAGCGTACCTTACGGCAGGTACTTCTACGTCAGGAACCGCATACTCAGACCGTAACGGTTATGAGGTAACGATCAGCGGATTGGAAAAACAACCGATGTTTGAAGTTACAGGATCTATTGTAGAGGCTTAAATCCCACTACACAATAGTCACTAAAATAGGGTACCATTAATTTGGTACCCTATTGAAGGATTATATGAGTAATAATCTATTAGAATCTTAATAAAGATAATTCTAGTTGTTCTCTTTGGTATACTTTTTTAAAGTCTTCCATGAAAGTATCTCCAATACACTCAATATTACCGGCTTCCATATAAACTCCTTCATTAATAAAAATTCCTATTTCTAAGTTACCGTGGTAAGATATTGAATCGAATTGGAATTCTAATTTATTACCTGCGTAATTAAAGATTGGTCTTGGATAATCTTTCTTAATCATCTCGGTAATTTGGTACTGTACTTCTTGTAGTTTTTTCATTTTTACTTGGTTTTAATTAATAGTTATTTATAAGTATTATATAAGGGTATTATAAAAAGTTTCATTATAATCTTAAAAGATTATTTAGCGAAATCTTCAACTTGTAATATTGCTGAGTTAACTAACGCTTCGAAAGTATAATTAGGATTATATAAGTTTGCGTAAAAACTATAGTCTCCAGCTTCGTAACCATCTACTGAGATATCGAATTGAACTCGAACTGATTCGGTTTCGTCTAACTTAGATACTCTGCATGTCATTTCTGTAATATCGATATTACGTGGTAATTTACTTAGTACTGCATTCTTGATTTCAGTTGCGTACAACTTGTTGTTTTCGATTTTGTCTTGTCTTGTAATTGTCATTTGGTTTTTCATTTTACTTGTTTTTAAAGTTAATTATTAGTTTTTTATTATATATAAATATAATCAAAATAAACGATACATGACAACTTTTCAGTACTTATTTTAAAATAAAAGCCTATTTGTACTCATTATAAATAGGAGATAATCTGAAAATAATCGGTATAAAGTTGTCCCGTTAAACTAAAAAGTCTTATATTTATATATAATTAATAACTAACCCTTAAACCCGTAAAATATATGAGATAAATAATTTAAATTAAAGTGTTATAAAATGAAACTTTTTATAACTCACACGTATAAATACTATAAATAAACAATTAATAAATAAACAAAAATTATGAGAACACAGACAACAACAGTAAAAACAGTTAATTACTCTATTGAGGAGATTAACACAGTAGCAGAACAGTTAAACAATTTGTACCCTAATAATTCCGATTGGGACCCTAAAGGTACTCGAATTACAGGAGACGGTAATCCTGCTTGGGAGTATACGTTTAACGCAGACCCTGAACAACAGTATTACTTTAATTTTAACGCACAAAGTATAGAGTACGCTTGTAATAACTCTACTTATTACGGTACTTTTAATTATACTGAGGATATTAACGACTTAATTAAATTTATTCAGGAAGAGATTACTCAAATTGAGATTAATATTTTAAATAGTTTAGAGGACTAATTTAATTTAATTTTAACTTATTAATAGGGACCTACGGTCCCTATTTTTATGTGAGCTGTATAGGGTCCCTATAAGTATGCGCTTTATTTAAAGTTTTACTCATAGGGTATTTGCGACTGGAGACGTAAAGACCGTCCTGATATTGTGCGCATATATGAGGTACTCCGTCCCATATTATAACCGGTTTATAATACGCCTGCTTTATAATTTTACTCTTACCAGTTTTAATATACTCTGACCAGATAAATAACTCATTATTAAAGTGGTATTTAATGTCAGGGAGTATACCGAACTCAAACCCTATGCGGGTTAAGTTGTTTAATATATTATTAATACGTATAGGGTCGTAAGGCCCTGTTAAAGCCAGGTCTAGGTCGTAAGACAACCAGGGTTCCAGTGTCCCACCAAAGACCCATAAATCATAATCTTTTATATATACTTTAATCGCTTGGAACCATGCGACTAGGAGAGGATCAGATTCGTCTATTAATCCTGACCAAGTGTCATTAGAGTAATCTCCATAAGTTATCGGTTTGTGCATAAGATATATATCTTTTACAACTTCGGTACTTTTTATATTTAAATATAATAAACACACAATTAATACATGACATTATACGTAAATAATACCACTGAGAAGATTGCGACTAATAATACACTGATTACTGGAGACGTATCTTTTGTATTAACTGGTCAATATAGCAGAACAGATGAGATTATACCTGCTGTTATAAGTTTTCAGAATTCAAGGTATACTGAATTAACATTAACGTTTCCTGCTGATTTTAAGAATGAGCATAACAACGGTGTATATTATTACACAATTAAAAATACAACAGATATTTTCGAAAAAGGTTTGATTAAAATAGTCACACAACCTGGTGGTGATAATGGTTCTATTGAATATACATCAACNCCAGCTACTGAAAATAGAGAATCAAAAGTCTATTACAGACCGCAATATTAAATAACTATATGAAAGAGAATACAGAAAACTTATACTCAGTCGTTGGTCAAGCATTTAGTGCACCAGCGCTACCTTTAATCAAGGAAGTCCGTGGAAAGGAATACATGTTCTATGGAGCAGACAACCTCTATCCTGGAAAACTAATAGAATTATATAACTCGTCAGCAATGCATCACACATGTGCTCAAGCTGTTAAAGATGGTATCTTCGGTGAAGGTATTGAAACAATCGGTGAAGAGTATGTAAATACTAAAGGTGAAACAATCGATAATATATTTGAAAAGATTACCCTTGATTATACATTATATTCAGGATACGCTATAAATGTGGTATGGAATAAAGAAGGTAGTCAAATTGCAGAAATCTACCACCTTCCATTTAACAATGTAAGAAGTGGTAAACTAGATGAGAACGATGAAATAAATGAATATTACTACTCATCTGATTGGAGTAATCTAAGAAAGAATCCATTTGTACCTTACAGATCATTCGATGTAACTGATAATAAAAAAGACAATGCTTCACAGATTTATTATTTCTTTGGTTATACACCTGGAAACGATGTATATCCTCTACCTTCTTACGCAGCAGCTATTAACGATATAACACTCGATGCTAAAGTAAGTAGACTGCATGTAAATAACATTTCAAATGGTTTAGCACCATCATTATTTATTAGTTTTAAAAATGGAATTCCTACTCCAGAGGCACGTAGAGATGTCTATAAAGAAATCGAAGAAACCTTTGCAGGTGAAGAAAATGCCGGTCGGTTCTTTTTATCATTCTCAGATGCTAATACTGCACCAGAGGTAACTCCTATTGATGCTGCAAACGATGACTACTATTTAACCCTGGATCAACGCATAACATCAAGGATCCTGACAGCCTGGCGCATCACATCTCCTTTACTGTTAGGTATTAAAGACAGTGCAGGTTTTAGTAGTAATGCAGAAGAGATCAAAGTATCATATGCACATTTTGAAGGTACTGTAGTAGAACCTAAACGTAAGAAAATAACTACTTCATTTGGATATATCCTAAAGCTTGCTGGTTACAATATTAATATTAAAGTAATACCTAATAGAATTGTAGAAGACGCAGCCGCTGGTAATCCTGATGATTTAGCACAACCAAATATAGAAATAAACGAATAATATGGACACAGTACTTCTAGTTTCAGAGCAACGTATGAAGAATTGGACATCATTGGATAACAATATCCGAATTGATGTTTTAACACCTTCGATACTTAATGCACAAGAGGTATATACTCAGAGTGCACTTGGAACAAACTTTTATAATAGACTTAAAGCTGGTGTAATGGCCAATGACTTAACAACAGATGAATCAACATTCTTAAAAGATTATGTTGCACCTGCGTTAATGCAATATGCTTTATACTTATTACTACCTAGTTTAAAATACAAATTTGTTGAGAAAGGTATCTTAAATGGTACTAGTGAAGAATCTCAAGCAACAACATTAGATGAATTAAATTATCTAAGAGAAGCTGCTATTGACTTAGCACAATTTTATGATGAAAGAATGAAAGACTTCTTATGTCAAAATTCTAATCTATTCCCATTATGGTTAAACTGGAATGGTAATGGAATGCCAAGCGACAAAACAACATCATATTTCTCAGGAATTCAAACAGATATACCTTTACAAACTTTATATGCAAAATCAATATACGCACAATGCGGATCGCAAGGTCAATGCAACTGTGGCGGTTGCTACTAAGCGAACGCAAACAAACATTAAAAAATTAAGAACTTACTTTTCAAATGAGACAAAAACTAGATAAATTTATAAATAACTACTTAAGTAGAAAACTAATGGTATTCTTTATAGCATCTATTGGATTATTTAGTGGAACATTAGTTTCAGGAGATTGGGTAACTATAGCTGCGGTTTACATTGGAACACAGGGTGTAATAGACGCTATAACGAAATTAAGAAAATAAATAAGAATAATATATGGCATTTGACACAGATATATCAAGCGCAGTACAACAGTTCGTATTTACTCAGAGTGGTGGAGTTGTAACGCAACCAGTTAATGGTAGTTACATCCAAGCTTACTGTGAGTATCTAGGTATTGTTGCACCTGTGAATGATTCATGGTTACAGGCACTTTGTATTTACGAAGGTATAACTGAACCATTAAACGGTAGTTGGACTATCGCATTAGCAAACTACTACGGTCTTAATTACCCTACAGGCGGTACTTGGTGGATGGCTTTAGCCGGAGCACAAGGTGTACAACCACCCGCAGATTTAATATGGAATGAAGTATTAACTCAGTGGCAATTAGAAACTACAGAATGGAAAAACGCAGCGGCGCCATCAACACCAACAATAACAAGTGGTCCTGATTATACTGTAAACTTTCCAATATTTACTGGAACAGCAGATGCAAATAATAGAATTACATTAACTGTTGATAGTACTACATATAATGGAGTAGCAGATGGAACAGGAAACTGGTCAATACAAACGACTACTAGTATAGTTGGTAGTGCCGGTGGTACAGCATATAACGTTGACATATTTACTACTAACCCATTAGATGGTTTAAATAGCGCTACTCTAAATACTCCTATTACTATAACGGTAAGTTTAAAAACTATAATAGTTCAAATGGATGATAATTATGGAGATGCTTGGAACGGTGGAAGTATGGAAATACAAAAAGAAGTTACTCCAGGTAATTGGGTAGGTCAAGAATATGAAGGTAATCCTTATTACTATCTAGGCGATCAACAATTTGCCACTGCTCTACCGGGTGATAGGGTATTCTATAAAACACAATGGGGTATAACAGCACTTCTTTTTAATCGATGGGAATATGGAGTAAATAGTGGTGGTATACCACCTTATCCAACTGGTCAAGTATGGTATAATACTGAAGATATTAGAACTATTCTTTTAGAACCAGGATTTAATTATAGAACGGTAGTCTTAACACCAGATCCATATATTGGTGAAGTATCTTATAGAATTAGAGACGGAGAAACACAATATATTTACGCAACCAACGGTAATTGGACACCAGGTGCAATACAATTAACATTCACACTTTAACAAAAAATAATTAAAATTCATAATTTATGGCAACATTAACAAATCAGCAGATAAATTTAACGTATCCTTCGTTAATTAAATTCGATGATAATTTAGGAGTACAACCAACTACTGCTAAACAACTAACAGATGGAGTTGGAGGTTCACTACCAATTTCAGTATCACAAGTACAAACAGTATTTCAAACTGGATCAATCGTAGATTTCACAGGAACAACAGTAAACGGTTTACCTATTCAGCCAGCTGGATTAGTAAATGGTACTGGATCAGGTTCAGTAAGAGCATCTGATAGTCTATTAGATGATAACGCAACAGCAGCTGGAAATCAGGCAGTTGCACTTGGAAATGCAACATCATGTAATGGTAGTGGAGCAGTAGCAATAGGAAATGGAAGTTCATGTGATTCAGGTGAATCTGTTTCAATCGGTAAATCATGTCAGGTACAAAATGGTCCTGGTGTAGCAATCGGACGATCAGCATTTGCAAGTGGTTCAGTAACTACTGCAATTGGAAATTCAGCAACTGTAACAGCAGACCAATCAATTGGTATATCTGGAGAAAACGTAACAGTTCAAGGATCTAGAAGTATTGCAATTGGAAGACAAGCATTTATTGGATCTGGATC